CGAGAGGAGCACGATCGGCTTGAACACCTGCTCCCGCTTCCACCATTCCGCCACACGGACACCGTTGGCGTCACGGTACATTTCCGGGATGTCGCCACCCTCGAAATCGCGCGCGTCCGATCCCTTGAATCGCTTCTTGAACTCTGTGTGCGGGATGTAATCAGTGACGAACGCCGTGTTCCAGTCGCTGCCATCGGGCGAAAAGCTGTCAGGATCGCCGTAGATCGAAAGCGGGTTCGGAACCCGCTCGATTACGATGTCCTTGTCGAATGTGTCGTTGTGCGCGTAGTCGATGTTGACCCGGAAATATCCGAACCCGCCAGCGACTGCATGCTCGACGGCCGTGTCGTAAGCGATATCGGCGTTGCTGGTGCTTTCGATGTTGCGGATCAGTCCGCCCAGGACTTCCGCAGTCTCATCGTCCGCCCCATCGTCCACAGGGCGCACCGAAATTGCGGGCCTGTTCGCGCGACTATCATTGACCACCTGCCGGATGACCGGGGCCAGGCGATTGACCGTGTGCATCGGGCGGCCCTTTTCCGCACGAGACTGCGCGATCAGTTCCGGCCACTGCTCGTCGTTGCGGCCAAAGCGGACGTCTTCTTCCCACGCGCGGCGGTTGTCGGCCTCTACCTCTTCGCAGCGCCGGAACACGTCCAGAGCCTCTTTGATGATGTCGCTATCGCTCATGCCATCCATGCACCTTTGAGACCGGCGTGCTTGTTCGGCCGCACCGCAGGCTTGTTGCGCGGCTCCTCATAAGCCACACACATCAGCCCAAAAGCGTCGGCGCTGTGGCTGGCCCAGTCGTGGCTCGGCCCAAGGCCGACGTTGCGTTTTTCGTCGCGTTTCTCGTGATACCAGCCCAGCGCCTTGCGGCCGGACTCGGTCTTTTCGTCATTAAACCGGATGCGCGGGAACAGCCTGCGCGCCTCTTCCACACGAGCCGACGCAGCGCCTTTACCCTGGTTCGGCACGACCTCGACACTGTAGCCAGCACCTTCGAACGCCGTCCGATACGACACGTCAAAAACACGGTCCTGCGTGTCACCATCATGCGGCAACCAGACCTTGCAGCGGTCAGGTGTATAGCCTTGGGATCGCATCCAGTTCAGGTGCGCGGCTATCGGCTGGCCCTGCACCTCGTAATGGTTCACAACCCTGATTTCCAAACCGACGAACTGGGCGGCCCAGAACACGAAATTGTCGGCCTTCGCGCCCGTTCCGCCGATGTCCGCGAACAGGCGGACAATCAGGTGTGGATCTTCGGCAACAAACCCGATCCGGCCTTCCTCCTTGGCGTTGGCAAGGTGTTCGCCGAAGTAAGACCCTTCCAGCGCAGAGAGAAACTCGCCCTCCCAAATGTGGCCATAAAGGTGCGGCCGCTCGCGCTTGTCCTTCTGCCGCTGGCGCTCCAGAATCGCCGGAAACCACGGGTTGTCCCGATAGTTCATCTCTACAATCTTGGTGCGCGGGTCTGTGGACCGGTAGAACCGCTTGTTCGTCGCTCCCGCCTCAAGCTCCGGGTTCCACGTCACCCAAAGCTCGCTGTCTTCCTCGCGCAGCGTCGGGATCAGCTTGATCCACGCCGCCTCAATGACGTTCTCAGCCTCTTCGATCCACGCCAGCAGGATGCGCGACGTGGACTTGATGCTGTCGATGTTGCGATCGAGGCCACTAAAAACGTACTTGATCCGCCCCGACCTGGTGCGGACGTAGGTCTCGCCAATCTCGAAGCTGGCGGCCAACCACGGCTCGGACCGGATCGCCGCCTTGATTTCTTCCATCGAGGAATCAGCCAGGCTGTTCTGGAATTGCCTACCGCAAAGGATGATCCCTTCCCGCCCAGCCTGGTCCCACATATGCGCTCGCACAGCGGTCATCTTCGCGAAGGTCCGGCTCTTTGCCGATCCACGGCCACCGTATGCGCCGCGTGTGTCTGCCTCCCCCTCGAATACCGGAACCAGTTTGTCCGGTATCTTGATGCTAACCGCTGTCACCGGGCCTCACACCGACCAGCTCGATGCGCGTGACGACGACGTGCTCGCCATCATCACCAGAGCCAGCCAACTGCATCGGCAGAACCTTGCCCACCAGGCCCATAAATGCGACCGGGTTTTCTTTCGACTGCTCGACCAGGTATTCAACACCGCCGGCCCTGTCGAGGGCGGTCAGGATCATCTCCTTGACCGCCATCGTGAACTTGTTCTTCACCCCTTTCGGGCGCCCCTTGCCGGAGTTATTGCGAAACTCCTGGCTTTTCGGGCGTGGGGGTGTGTCGCCACCGCGTAGACCGCTCATGGCTAGGCTCCTTCGAACTTCGCCCACCCCATGCGCGGAAGCGGGCTGGTGCGCGGCACTTCGGGAGAGGATCGAAGGCAGCTGGACCAAACGCAAAAAGCCCCAGCGCGGTGCCGGGGCTTATGGCTGGACGCAATTCCAGCGATTGGTGATTTGCTATGCGATGGGCGCGGTCATGTCAAGCCGCTCAGCCAGCGCGTCCATTAATTCCCGTGTGTACGGAACGTACTGCGCGGGCTTCCATGTGTAGACGGTTCGGAGATAAGTCCGGCAAACCTCCGCAAGTTCCTGATTTGAGGCAGTGCGAAAACGCTCCGGTTCCAAAAAACCATCCCCCATCACAACCTCTCCTTCTTCGCCACGATATCCGCCACATCACACACCACCTGATGCGCACGGATGTCCGCCGATCGCGCAGACCCTCGCGTCAGTATCTCGCCAGCCACGCCAGCAGGCTGTCCCCACCGGCAAACGTTCTCGAAGACGCTCCACTGGGCCTGCGTGACATAATCCTGGCAGCGGTGCAAAATCTTCCGCGCGTCGATCTCCAGCGCCGCGCGTCGTTCCGTGCAACCACCCCCGCTGACAACATGGCCATAATTTGCCGTCAGAGGCTGCTGGAGGCCCGAAAGCTCCCAAAGGGTACGCACATACCTGATAGTAGCCTTCTGCGCCTCTGTGAGGCTCCCAGCGGCTCCCCAGCGCGCAACAGGGTCATGGTTGTTCGTGATGCGCCTCTCGCCATGGTATGTCCCCTTGGCGCGCTGCTCGATCGTGATGACCGAGATCGTGGACTGGATCGTGTCCGCCGCCTCCCGATCATGCAGGCGTTGCAGTGGGCCGCGTGTGTCGGTGGTCTTCCTGCGTTTGGTCATCGTGCTCCCCTGAGTGATGGATTTGGCATGCGCGGTGATGTGGGCTTGGTGGGTCATCTGAGCCACCTGTCAAAGTCGTCATCTTCACCTTCTTCATGGCGGCCCGCCCCCAAAGGCGGGGCCGTAGATAGATACGTAGTATCTATAGGGTGAGTGTTTTCGGAGCTTTTCGGGGGGTTTTCGGTATGTTTTCGGAAGCTTTTCGGAGAGGTTTTCGGAAGGTTTTCGGCTACCTTTTCGGCTTTTTCGGAGAGGTTTTCGGAGCCTTGCGGGCCGGCATCCGGGACTGGTTTCCCTGTCTGTTTCAGGCCATGCACACCGACACCCTCACCCTTCCGGACCCATAGATAACCACGCTCAATTGTGTTTGTGCGGAACAAGCGGTCCATCGCGCGTTCGAGCCTGTCGCGGCCAATGCGCTTGCTCTCAGGCATGGCTGCGAACACTTTCGGCGCGTAGTTCTGGCCATAGACGCTTTCGGAAACGTGTCTGCGCTGCCTGTTGCGCTCGTAGAGGCAGGCGAGGAAAATCTTGTTATCCCCGGTGGCCTGGATGGTCTCGGTAAGCTCTTTGGCCGTCTCTGGCGGCAGATCCGCATCTGTGACAAACGCGCCCTTGAACCACCTGAAAGTGACCTTCCCGCCACTCGGCCCGTAGTTGGCCTTGGGGTTCTCAAGCACCCGTCCGTCGTCGTCGCCGTCGATTTCTGAGCGTTTGATGATGAGGCGGGCGCGCACTTTGTTGTGCCACGCTACGGACCCCAACCAGTCGTCTCCAGCCTTGTTTGGATGGTGCAGGATCATCGCGGCGCCTTGCATGCGGATAGCAAGCCCGGTCATCAGGTTCACAAATTCCGCGACCTGGTGGATGCTGTTAAGATCGCCAGCCATAGCGTCGGTCGCATTGTCGAATGCGTATAGCTGGATCTGCATCTGCTCGCAGGTGCGGACAAGTTGCCGCCAGCGCTCGGTGATGACGATCTGCTCATTCTCATCGAATGTGGCCAGAGCGGTCCCGTCATCCCCGCAGAGAGAGACAAGGTGCAGCTTGCCGATTATAGCCTCGAAAGGCACGCCCAGGGCGGCGCAGATGCCCGCCTGGCGCCGCCATAGTTCGTCCGCGTCATCCTCGCAGGTGACGTAGAGCGTGTTCATCTGTCGCGTCTCTATGCCAAGGAACGGGACGCCCAGCGCGATGCATGTGCAAAGCATCTGCTCGAACAGGCTTTTGCCGACACCGCCGGGGCCAGTGAGCATAGTTGTGGTATTGAGGGGGATCATGTCGCCCCATGCGAACAGCCGCTCAGGCGGGCTTTTCCCGAGCCATTGCGATATATCGACGATCGGTAGTAGTGTGGCCTGCTCCGGTTGTTCCGTCGCTTCCACATTGATCTCCGGTGTGTGTTCGGCGGAAAGCCATTCAGGCTCCACGTCGTATGGTGGTGCCTCTGACATCCAGTCTGGTGGTTCGGCCTGCGGGAAGTAGATGACATTCGCGTCCCGGCGCTCTTGTCCAAGAGCGCGATAAGCCGCCTTATGGTCGCCGCCATGCTTGTAATGGACGTAGAGGTCATAGGCATCGCCAAAGCAGCCTGACTTGCATTTCTCTCCGACACCGGCGGTTGTGTCGGACGCGGACAAGCTGATCCACTTCGATCCGACCACGCGGGTTGCAAACGTCTCGCCAGTCTGGTGCGGCGAGCGCCAGTCTTCGGGATTGTGCGTCGATTGCTCGTACCCGCAGATTTCCAGCATGGATGCCACGCTGTTGGCAGCGTTGAAATCCTCCATCAGCGAGGCGCCATCACCGCGCAGCTTGCTGGCGCGACGTGCTTCGGCTTCCTTGCGGATCTGATCGCGGATGCGCTCGTCTTCGGCCCGGCGCTGCCTGATGGCGGCGATGCCACCAGCAACCGCGCCTGCGTCAATGCTCAGGCCGGGCTTGTCGGTCCCGCTCGAAATCGTGGTATAGTGGAGCGGCCGCCCTTCCTCGTCGCGCAAGGGCGTGCCTGTCTTGGCGTGCTCCAGTGGCACGTTCGGTAGGAACACAGGCTGTGCTGCGCGGGCGAGCGCATAGTCCATGGCGAAGCCGCGCCCCTCCATGAACGCGAAGAAAGCAAGCTGGGCATCGTGCCAGGCGTCGAAGGGGTGCGCTTCCGCAAGCGGCACGATGATGCGCCAGCGTCGGTCTGCGGGGCGAGCGTGCGGGCTGCTGTAGACAAGCCACGCCGCGCCACCGCAAAACGCCTGCACGGCCTCCATGACCGCGTTTTGTTCATGGTCCCCGGAATCAATATCCCCGGTGAGTGCAACATAGCTCCCACGCTCGCGCTGGGCGGCATGTTCGCGAGCGTCGAAATCGCGGTAGAGCGACGGCACGAATGCCGGCCCTGCTGCCTTGGCCTTGCTCCATGGCACCATGCTGAAGAACGTGGCGAGCGGGCGAGTGTCATAATCTTCGCCGGTCTCGATCTTGCTGTCGTACAGACCTTTGAAGACCGCGACCGCGTGCCGGTTCCAGGCTGGTGAATTATCTTCCACGGGGCGGGTGCTCATACTTCCTCCAGACCGCGCAACACGATCCAGACTTCGGCCTCCTCGGCGGTGAGGTGGCCGTGCTCGTAAGCGATCATGATGCGGTGCTTCATCTCAGATTGATCATCGCGCACGCTCCATATGTGGGCTTCGATAAGCCGCTTGGTGCAAGCGCGAAGATCGAAGACCGGGGCTTGCGGTCGGCGCATGGCTAGTTGATGCCAAGCGCCGCTTTGTAAAGGTCGAGGATGGCCTCGCGCTCCCGACGATC